AGTTATAGCTTCGTTTACTGTAAGCTTGTAAAGAGAAGCCATCCCCCATTCAGGCTCAGTTGCATCCTCCTTTGAAAGAACGCTGTAAGCCGATACTGTGAGATTTCTGCTTTCTGCGCAAAGGTCCTCTGCGGTGAAAACCTTTGCTTCGCTTGTTTCCACAAAACGCACATTTTCAATCTTACCGATTTCGCCCTGATAAATACCCTCGGGGTCTGAGTATGTCTTTACATTAACCCACTTGGGATCGCTCATAAGGTCGTACGCCACATCGGGATGAATGATACCAACAAAGCTTCCGTTGATGGTTTCGGCATTCATCTTCTTGAGGTATCTTACCGCGCGTCTTACGGCGTCAACCGTAAGATAGTGGTTTCCTTCCTCATTGCCACCTGTAAGAAGACTGCGGCTTGCTACCTGTCCTTCGGCGTACTGCACATTTGTACCACCTGAGAGAACCTCTCTTGTGATAGTGTCAAGAGTTCTTCCTGCCTGTCCGCCGAGAAGCTTTGTAGCCTGAACAAGATTATTGTCGATGGCTGTGAGCATAAGGATATCCGAAAGCTCAATGAATCCGCCGTACTGCTTTACTTCAGCAGATACAACGCCCATATCGAGCTTCTGTCCGTTGGGAGTCACACCTTCTGCAAGAGGAGTTGTCATCTTGGGAAGGGGATCGAACTTACGGAACTCGATTATCTTACCGCCGTTTTTGGGAATGGGGCATTTCTGACCGAACTGGTCGTGTACCAGCTTGGGCTCTGCCATATCAACAAGATAATCTGAATAATAGGTCTTCATTTCAGATGAAAGACCGCCTGTTTCGCCATAAGGAGTATTTACTCCCGTATTGGCATTTGTAATACCTGCGGATGTGTTTACAACCGCACCGGCAGCAAAATGCTGCAAATTAAACTTATACATTTACTTTTCCTCCGTTTTTTTAAATTTTTCTTTTTTCAGAAGCTTATTTTTTCGCCCTTTGCCGCTCTTTTGGCAAGCTCAGCTCTCTGCTTCCTGTCGAGCTTTGATACATTTCCCGAAATAAGTATTCCGGGGGTGGATTCGCTTCCGTTTTCAACGGGTCGGTTGCCCTTTGAACGGATGGAGTCTACAACCTTTCTTTCAGCATTTTTTGTGTTTCTGTCAAGAATGCTGTCGATATTTGCAACCTCGTACGCACTTCTTACATCGACACCTGCTCTCAGAAGTCTTGCAAATTCAGGGTTTGAAAGCTCCTCCCTGAAATCAAATTCGGGATAAACGCTCTTTGTTTCCTCCGCCTGAGTTTTCCACGCCTGCACACGGTTTCTTGCCTCCGATTTCTGAAGCTCCTCCTCGTGAAGCTTTTTAAGCATACGGTTTTCCTCAACAAGTCTTCTTATAAGCTCTGTCTGTCTTTCTTTGTTTTCCATCATCTGTTCCTCCTTCATATTTTTCACCTCCCTGAGTCTTTTGCTGATAATTTTCTGTACCTTTTCCGAAAACTGCTTTTTATATTCGTTTTCGATAAGCGCATCAAACTCAGCTTCCTTATCCCTTGAGTCTCCGGCGTCAAGACTCTCACCTTCGCCCGTCTGCGGCTCGCTGACTGCCGCCTTTTCAGCATCATCTATACCATCTCCGCCCTGCGCGCTTTGGGCTGAGAGTGCAAGCAATTTTTTATCTTCCTTCATCATTCTTCCATCCTTTCTGCATCCGATATTTCCCTGATTTTTTCTTCTATGGCGCGTTTGCCGTCAAAATCCATAATTTCAAGAGCTGCAAGTGCCTGAACCTTGTTTTCAGGCGTAAAAAATCCCAGCCTGAAAAGCTCCTTTGCAAGCTCATTCTGCGCAAGTCTGGTATAGGGGCTCTTTTTCTGAGTCTTTACCGCAATGTCAAATACAGGCTTACGGCTTGTCTCGCCCTGTGCGCGGAGTTTTTCGTTACTGTAATCAGAAAAATCAAAGCTGCCGTCGGGTTTTCTTATTCTGAAGCTTCTCATTTCCGTATAAAACTGGCGTATAAGCTCTATACACAGATAATTTATCTCCGTATATGCGCGGTAGGTGGATTTCAGCATATCACGACTTACCTTGTTCCCTGCTTCCTGAAGCGCGGCAATAGCTGACGCCGCCGTTACTCCGCCTGCAGTATTACCGCGATTGAAGTCGCTGTTTGCACTCGTTTCCTTAAGCTCATCAATTTTCATCTGCAAAATACTCAGGCACGAAGGGGGAAGCGGCGACGGCGTAATGGGACGAAGCCTTTCCTCGTTTATATCGCCCTCTACATGAACAATCGGTCTTGACCAGTCAAGAAACTCCTGCTCATTCACACCTGCACTTATTTTCGCAAAATACCTCGGTTTTGCCGCAGTAAGAGCATTTTCCATAATCGCATCATTAAGCTTATCAATATACATCTGCGGATTTTTTGTCACAGCAACAAAGCCGAATCCTGCAGGCGTTCCCTCTTCGGGGAAAAGGCGATCAAGTACAACGGGGTATTTTCCGTGGTCGTACCATCCGCATTCTCTGTACTGCTCGCAGTTTTCCGATGCAAAAAGCACATTGTTTCCTGCGAATTTGCAGTAGTGAAGAAGAGTTTTTCCCTCGGGAGTGCGCACCTTGTAATACCAGTCCACCACAAGTACTTTGTTTTCCGTATCAACAGCGGAGTCGTATATGTACTGTTTTACATCAATAGCATTTCCCGGGTCCTTGCCGCGCATTTCGGGATACTCGCTTTCAAGTATGTCACGGTCCTTCATATCGACAATAAAGAGATTGCGGCTCTTTTGTATGTCGGTAATGCCCGGCTCCCAGAAAATATTGAGAAGGTCAATCTTCTTTATTTTTATATCGCCTATCCCGTTTTCCGCACCGCTGTTCCAGAAAACACCGTAAGCACAGCAGCCGTGCTTCAGCTTGTACCACCAGTTGTCCGAATAGATTTCTTCAAAATTGTTGTACTCCATAATCGCAGGAAGGATTCCCGAAAGCTTTCTTGCTTCCTCGCAGTCGTCCTTTTCTCTTGGAAGAACGCTCGCCTCGGGGAAGTTATCCATAGCATCTGCGTGCTTGTTTGTGAGGGTGTTGAAGAGCCATGCGCTGACACTTTTCACACTCCCCTTTTTTTCGGAATTATCCCAGTGGCGGAGCTTCCACCACTCTTCATTTTCTACAATTCTGTTCTCAAGCATAGCCTTGGCATCCTTATAGTCACGCAAAAGCTGCGTTGCCACGGCTATCTCAGTTTCGCCTATTTTAGGCTTTCCGTTTTCTTTTCCTCTCAGAATTTCACCAAGTTTCATTTTTCATCCTCCACTTCGGGAAGTATTACAACTCCCGTTTCATTTTCTTCCGTGCTTTCCTCTTCGGGGGAAAGGATTCCGCACATTACTCTTTTTATTTCCTGCAGGGAATCAAGAGCTTTAATTGCATTATTGAATGCCTGCATATCCATTTTTCCGAATATGCGCTCCTCTTCACCGCTGTCTGCCCCGTTTTTTTCCTTGACAATATATCTGTAAAACTGAGTTTTATCATTTACTGCATCGTCCAGAACGCCAAGAAGCTTGTCGGCAATATCAATTTCCCTTGAAAGCTTATCCTCGTCATTTGCAGAGTTCTTTTTGTACTCCTCACGCAAAGCGCTCCAGTTTTCGCGCTTTATATGAGAATAAATCAGGGACGGACTTATACCGTGCTTTTTTGCAAAAGCTGCCGCCGATATGTCGCTTGCGGCATATTCGCTCCTGAGAGCGTCCCAGTCATATTTGCCCTTCACTTATATCACCCCTGTCTGAAAAAGTTATATTCCCCGAAATCATCGGTATCAAGAGGACTGTATACCTGCACAGCCGTCTTTTTGGGCGGCGGATTTATGGGATTTGCCATTGTGACATACCTGCACTCGTCATAGATGTGGTCCTCCGCATCGGTGTCAATATCCTCGACATCGCTCTCGCTGTACACAAGGGCAGGTATTGTCCTTATAAAGTGCTTGCAGGTAGAAAACACATACAGCATCGGGATACCGTTTTCATCAAAGGCAAGACGGTTATGCATCTGCATTTTTCCTGCGATACGGGTGTTGTCACCCTTTTCAAAATATACTCCCTCGCGCTCCATCATTCTCGCAACGCTTTCTCCGCGGCTCTCGTCAAATATAGACGGGTCGGCAATCCCGTTTACATACCTGCCCTTTAGATTAACATCCTCTCGCTCAATGGTTTTTATTTTTCTTGCAATTTCGGAAGGCTCCCATCTTACCCCCTCATTCGGCGTGCCCGTACAGCCGTAAAGCTCCCTGATGCGGTAGAGTCTCCCGTCGTGATCCACAGCGTACCACCCTACCGAAAAGGGCTTTGAATAACCGAAGTCAAAGCCGCGGTATATTTTCCAGGTTGAAGGAATCCTGAACGGCTCTATAACATGCGTACCTCGTCTTTTTATATACCCGTCGGGATTATTTCTCCATTCAAGGAATACCTGACCTGAAAAGCTGTCCCAATCTCCGTAAAGGAGCGCCTTTTTCTCATTTTCGGGAAGCGATGCAAGGCGCGTTATATACTCAGGGTCATTCTGCATCAGAATCTTATTGTCAAAGATACTCGACGGTACAAAAATCCTGCTTCTCCTGCGAATTTCGCTTTTCCCGTCGGGGAAAACAATTTTCACATCCTCATATATCGGAGTCATCGGCGGTGCAGGAGTAATAAATCTTTCCTTTACCCATCCGTGACCGATTCCTCCGGGATTTGCCTGAGCGCGGATGTAACACCTTGTCCCCGGACCATTGGGGCGGTTACGGCTGAAAAGATAGCTGTACTCATCCCAGGTAAAATGCGTCAGCTCGTCAAAATCAATAAAGTCGTAGCGCTTACCCTGATAATTGGTTCTGTCCTTCGTGTGCTGCATCGCTCCGAAATATATCTTTGCTCCTGACGGGAACACCCAGGAGTGCTTCTGCTCATTGAATTTTGCATCGGGAAATGAGGGTAGATATATCTCACGGCTGCGGTCAACCATTTCGCTGAGCTGAGGGTAGGTTTTCCTCAATATCAGCCCTCTGTAATGAGGGATATGTACCTGCCTGAGTGCTTCGGCTATGGCACAGTCACTCTTTCCGCCTCCTGCCGCGCCTCCGTAGAGGGCTTCGTGTTCAGGTCTTGACATAAAAACCTTTTGTCTCGGCTGTGGTGTCCATATTATGTTCATCGCTTAATAAGCTCCAGAATATAATTTCCCTCACCGTCGTCCTTTGCTTTAAGAGAGTATTTGCCGAGCGCCTCCCTGACCTCATTTTTTGAAAGACAAAAGCTTCCGCCCTTTTCCTTTACCATAACCACAAGGTTTGCAGATGCACAGTCGAGAAGCTGATTGAAAGCCTCTATTTCTCCCTTAAGCTCCTTTATCACCTTTTTGCAGTCTGCTATACATTTGTCTCTGCGACCAAGCTCCTTTTCGTAATCCATTACTTTTCTTCCTTTCTGAAATAGTAGTTTTCCATAAAGTGCGCAACGGGACATTTTCTCCAGTTGTAATTATTCGCACAGTATGCAAGTACAAACTCGCTGCGTGCATCGGCATCGGGAAATTTAAGACTGCATCCCTCACAGCTGAGCTTAAGATAATTTTCCCTTTTGTAGAAGGGACACTGCATCACCATCGGCATAATATCACTCTCCTTTCCTCAGTCTGTCAGTTTCTTTTCTGTTCTCTTCGTAACGCATTGCCATATACTTGCCGTAGCTCATTCCTTTCGCCTGCGCGTTTTGCTGAAGCTCCGTAAGGTCATCATAAGGAAGCTCCTTAAATCTGCTGTACGGTGCGTATCCGCACTTATACCTTGCTCTGCAAAACTCACTGCAGGTTCTTCTCCTGAGGGACAGCTCGGGAATACGCCTTCCGCACACAACGCAGAATTTACCATAATAATTCATAAAAGCATCTTTCCTTTCACGCAAGTTGATTACTGTTATTCTCAGCTTCTTGCGCCTTACGCAAGTCAGTATAATAGGGTGTTTGTCGAAAGTCAATACCTTTTACGAAAGTTTTTTAAAATTTTCTTGCATTTTACGCAAGAGTGTGCTATAATCAGGACAGTAGCCCGATATTTTGCCCTTTTCAGGGCATTCTGAAAGGATAAATTTTTATGAAACCATCTGAAAGAATCAAAAAATGCAGACTTGAATGCGGTCTCACACTTCTTGAAATGGCTCAAAAGCTCGGCTTGACCGAGTCAACCGTTCAGCGATATGAAAGCGGAGAAATAAAAAATCCCAAGCACGCAACTGTGCTTGAGATGTCAAAAATATTCGGTTGTTCTCCTTCCTATTTAATGGGAAGTGATGATATTGTCTCAGAGAAAGACGAATCGGGAAGGGCAAGGCTGCCGCTTCTTGGCAAAATTGCCGCAGGGCAGCCTATTCTGGCATCGGAGGAGTGCGAATACTTTTCCCCTATTGACGATACAAGAGCTGACTTTTGCCTTCGTGTGCGCGGTGATTCAATGATTGGCGCAGGAATAAAGGACGGAGATATAGTATTTATCCGCAAGCAGCCATCTGTTGATGACGGAGAGATTGCCGCCGTGCTTGTTGAAGATGAAGCAACGCTTAAGAGAGTGTATATTTCCGATGATGCAGTAACACTCATTTCCGAAAACCCCAAGTATAAACCGATGATTTATACAAAAAAGCAGTGTAAAAACATCCGCATTTTAGGGAAAGCAGTTGCGTGCCATACAACGCTGTAAACTAAAAAAGATGATGGCAATGCCATCATCTCAGACCACTGACAAAGTCAATGTCAGTGGTCATTTTTTTGCAAAAAAGCTTTAAAAATAAAGTAAAATATGGTATAATAAAAGCATAGAAAACAGCGTAATAATGGGGTGTTGTAATG